GAAGAGTTCCCTGTCAAAGTTGCTCCGTTGGACAAGGCGTCCCTCATCAAGATGTTGTGCTACAGCATTCCGTCAAACACCGAGAGCCCTGGAGCTCAGCTAGCCCAGGCGTGTGGTAGTGCTGTCAGTGAAGCCTTCTATCACGGACGAGGTTTCTTTGAATCCTTCAACCGAATGCTAACTGACGTACCAAAGTCTCTCTCCTTCAGTGAAGCGCTTATTCAATATCCGCTTCCAACATGGGACCAGCTTAGACAACGCTTTGTTGAAAGCAGTCCCTCATTAGGCCTTAGCACAGGTCACAGCCAAAAGTGCACTCCATCAGTTAGTTACTGTCTCGACGACTCAAGTCTGATCCAGTCAGAGAGAAGCGTGGAATCGATGGAGCATCTCACCATGGGGCGTTCCCCCGAAGTTGCTATTCAGCGAGGAGACCGGTTAGACTCCAAAAGCTCAGATAAGGTTAGTTGCGCTATGCCGCGCTTCCGACTCGAAAATCAATGGCACACCAAGAATTTTATGAAAGTAGAGAACGACTACTACAACGTTCCGTGCACTCCAGTCCGTAAACTGGATACCAACACAGCGAAGAAAGTGTGCACCTTGGCACAGTTCCGAGCAAAACAACGTAGGCGCTGGAAAGTAGACGCATGGGGCTCAACAGAGCTTCAATCTGAGAAGGTCTATGCCGGCTCTGACACCACGGGAAACAGTGATGTTCATTATCAACAGATGACGTTCGCAAATGAACCCCAAGGGGCAGTAGAGATCAACCAGGCTAAGGCTAATCCTGTTGCCAAAGAGAGCAAGCTTCCGCAAGAACTCGGTGAGTATCTTAGCCGCCCTCTGAAAATCTTCGATTATCAATGGGCTGAAAATGGCGCCGACGGACTCAAGACCACATATCGGCCATGGGGTCTCTACTTCTCCAATTTGAACATACAGAAAAAGTTGTTTGGGTTTTCTCTCCTCCGAGCGAACATGCGAATCAAGGTTCTGATCAATGGTAGTCCCTTCTACTACGGCTCCATGTGGCACTGCTACACGCCTCTCGTAGCTCGCACTGACACAGCCTATAGTGCGATCTCCAACATCACTCTAGTCGCTAGTTCACAGAAGCCAGGTGTATGGCTAAATCCTCAGAGCCTTTCAACTGCCGAGATGACTTTGCCGTTCCTCTGGCCCTACCCGTACATCGACATTCAGTCCCAACAGACTATGAATGATTTGGGTAAAGTTGAGCTCTTCCAGTACGCACCTCTTTTGAGTGCAAACGGAACCAACGCACAGAATCTTGATATCGCTGTGTACGCGTGGCTCGAGGACGTTGAGTTGTCTGGACCTAGTGACCAGGCTATTCTCCAATCTGAGCGTGTACCCGCTCCGGTTCAAGCCTCAGCAGAAGCTAAAGAGTATCGCGATAGTCCGCAGATTTCTGAGATAGCTTCTGGTGTAGCAGAGGTAGCGGGAGCCCTTTCGTGGGTTCCTGGCATTGGACCTTACGCCATGGCGACTGCGGAAATGGCAACCGCTGCTGGTGAGGTAGCAAGCGCGTTTGGATATACGAATGTTCCCAATGTCTCGGATGTGGGTCCTGTCAAGATAATGC